GTTGTGTTCCTTACACAAGGGCACGACTATCCTTGCTGGCTTTTAGGCGAGCTTGGATTCCCTCAGCACCTCTACAAAATTGTAGAGGTGCCAAGGAGTCGCTGCTGGGATGGGACGGAACCGGCGTATACTATGTATATACCGGGTACGCACTATGACCTCCGACTTCACCGTTGCGGTGGATTGCCGAAGATCTGAAGGCGCCTTACCTGTGGCAACCAGCAGGAATGCTGAGTGCCGGTTCGGCGTCAACGGGTCAAATCGCGTATCCCCGTAGTTCTTTTCAATGAACCAGAGGAGTAGCGATCTCCAACCAACAGTCTTGCGACTGTCCTGCGTTGGCGCATAACCCTTGAATACCGGGAACCCATAATTGGGATTAACCCCGATACCAGAGGAGTTATCAGTTGCCTCATGGACGGGCAACCGCCTTGCTCTCCCGAAAGAGAGCTTGGGGCGCTTATCTACTTTCAACCTCCCGGTCTCCCACGCGAAATTAGGCGTTATGAAAACGCCCGAACGCGAGTCCTGATTCCAAGGAACCAGGTGGAGACCCAACCGGTGCACTTCTTGGGCGGCCCACTTCATCAGCGGGCCGGGAACCATTGCTGCACCAATCAGGCCGTTCAAGGCATGTGACATCCCCGCTTTATCCGATTCTTTCGGTAATTCGCGGAGATAGAAAGGCGTCACAAAGTGACCCTTATAGTAGTCACACCCACAGGATTCGCGAAAGCGACTCTGTGGGTTAACGAACGACTTTGCGCCGTTCACCTTGAACCCCAGGAAGCTAAGCAGCCGAATAACGCTGGATGCGTATTCCGTCTCGATGACGATGTCATCACCGTAGACAGAAAAGCGTCGGGAACCGACGGCTTTACAGGCTGCTGCAAAGATCAAGGTCTCCAGGGCGAAGGTAAATCCATTACCCATAGAGGAGAATTTGGCATAAGTGCCAGTTCCCCAAGGAGCCTTGTACGAAGACGAGCGGAAGGAGCATAGAAGCTCGACCCACTTTGGAGGCAAAAGCAACTCAACAGCACTAAAGCTGAGCGAGTCACTCGCCATTTCCAGGTCTATGGTCGCGAAAGATCCGTCAATGGATCCTAAGCGAGCTAGTTCCTGGTTCTTCGTCTGGTAACGCAAGTCGATCCCCCACCGCCGTAATTTGCCCTTAAACCAGGCATCCAGCGACAGCTGGAACGGTAGTGAGTGTGTCGGCTCTTTCGCAATGGTGCGATGCGTTTTCCAGTTCTTTGGTACGAGCGTGATGACATTGCGTTCAACGCGCTCAAACACGCAGGAGGTCAGATCTACACCGTAAGATAGGAGTAGATTTCCCAGTGCGAGTACGGCCGTCTTTGGCGCTCTGAGCTTCCCCGTTATTTTGAGGAAGGGTATAGAACGCCGCCGCGGTCGGTCCTCGGTAGCTCCATTGGTAACACGAATAAGGGAAGGCATTGCACTTTCCCAATCGGATGGATCACCAAGCAGGGAGTAAATATCCCACTCCATTCGGTCTACGTATAAACGCAGATCGTCCGGCATGCGCTCCTTACGGAGCCCATACCACTGGAGGCGCTTGTTAGTGATTCGGCAGCGGGTCTCGCCCTTCTCAAAATTGAGTCGGGCTGCAGATTCGCATACCTCGTCGTCTGCGAAGGCCGAGTTCTTCTTGAACAAGGCCCCTACTTGTCTTTCGACGAGTACAGACGCCATCTCAGGATCTTGATACTCTCGATCCTCGATGTTACCAAGCGAGGCTAAGCCCTGGATGGACTTAGCCCTTATCAACCCCTCAACCCTGTTACGGGATGAGTTCCGGGTTGGGAGCAGACTTCGTAGCAGGAAAAGAGCTGCCTGAAACGGATTCAGGCGGGGTTGTGGCGTTTTGTCGCCTCGGCTCTTTGAAGGTTTCATCGCGAATACCTTTGTTAGGGTCAGGCGCGGGGCAAAGTTTGACTTTGCCCGCGTTTACATCAACCTCCAGTTCATGGCGGAAAGCCATGGCGGAGATCGCTACAGCCGCGGCGGATATTGCTATCCACCGGATGGCGCAGCCGGCAGTCATGACGACTACTGGATGTAGGTCTGGGAGTTCACCATTGCGGTGAATTCATCAGACGCAACGAAGTCACGGAAGACCGCTAGGGCCGCCGTGACGTCCGCCGCCTTACCGTCCGCTGGGTAGCGGACACCTGCATCGAAGACGACCTTAGACGCAAGCGGAAGATCCGCTGCATCCGAGGTCCCGTAGACCACCATGAGATGCGATTCTGCAACCGCACCCGAGGTGGCGGGCACCTTGCGCTTCTGGATAACCAGGCGCGGGGCCGAGACCGAATGCCCATCGATGGCATAGGTCCGATGGTTCTCCTTGTCGGAGAATTCATCGATTGAAGTGGTAAAGGATGCCACTATATATACCTCACTGTGAGGGTTAAAGGAGTCGTGAACCCAAGATGGCTGCGGCATCTGCCACTCGGCCATTGGTTAAGTTCACGTTGAAGGACGGAACCAGAGATGGGATGTAGCGTGGAGCCCGTTCGCGGACAAGGATTTGTTCGCTCCCGGTACCCACACCGCCCCCGAGCCAGCCCGAAGTCCCCGTAGAAATACGGGAAAGGGTCGATTCGAGGGTTGTCCGGCGTGAGACAGAAGAGTGGATAGTTGACAGATGCATCTTCGCCTCCCAGGCGGAGAGCACGTCGCCAACGTTTACGAACCAGTCAGCTACAAAGCTGAAAGGAACGACCTCCCATAGCGTTATGGGAATACTGGTCACCACTCTTAGAGATCGGCCGTTCCATCGGCCAATAACCCGAGCCCGAATGGATCGTGAGGCACTAATAGTGCCCGTATCGACCCAAGAGGCTATTCCTGTTGTCCACTCGTCAACATAAGTCGACGAAGCATTCCCAGTCTCGGAGCAAGACCCCGAGACGATAAGGGATTGGACCGGGTTATTCACGAGATCCACGATGTTTTCTAGGTCGTAACCTAGAGTGCGCCATCCATACCTCCATTCAAGCCATGCTTGGGAGGCTGCTTTGGCCGTGGAAAACCCGCCACGCATCGCGCGGCGAATATAGTCTCGTGCACGCCGTCGGGCGCCTAAGATCATCCGGAGAGTTTGCCTCGATTCCACAGCTGTGGTTAAGAGGTCAAGATCCGGAGTAATCTGCGCAAGTGCGCAGATGATCATGGCGCCTTCATCTACGTTCTGTTCTAATTGACTTTCAATGTCGTTCGGAACAGAGTAGTAGTCTACACCCCACAAACGCAACGTTGGGAGATCCGCATCATGATTGATGCGGGACCCTGTTGCATAACCGGTGGTTTGGCATGCTTTGGACGTGGAATACTCCGACGTTCGCTGCATACTGTAATCCCACCGCGCATACGATTGTTCTGGCAGCAGTTCCCCAGACTTCACCCTTCGGTGAAAGTTAGGGGTGGGACGCCCGGACTTACGCCCGCGCTTCATCCCTATGACAGTCAACTCCTCAGGAGAGCTGTCATCGACGCTCCCACTACACCAATTCCAGATGGAAGTTGGTTGCGTGAGATTGTCAGGCTGGTTGAACCATCGTATGTTTCCCATGGTGATCCTCCGTCATTAGACCGATGGGTCCCCATTGGCACACCATGTGCCAATCGACACCCTTCTCGCCATGGCGAGAAGGCCGACGCCCCCGTAAG